TTTTTTCGCCCGGACCGTCACTGTTCCGGATCCAGTGAACAGGATTTTCTTTGCTTGCATATCGTTGTAAACGTTGACGCCGCTTGCAAAGACCGTCAGCGTTGTATCACTTTCGTCCGGTCTTGGTCCGGTCCCTAAAGGTACCGATGGATCACCTTGAGGTCTTGCCGTAAAGCCCGCAACGTTCCCGGTGGAACCGGTTTTGGGCATCACAAATCTGACTTCAATGTCATCGGTTGTGAACATCTGGAAGTGATTGAAAACATCGGTCAGCGGTTGTTCAAGTGAATTTGAAATAGTGACAGTGAATTCTTCAGTGTCACCGGCAACAGCGGCGGCGGACAACAGCATCAGGACAGATGACATCAGAATCAGCGGTTTCATTTTAATTACTCCTTTTTAAAAACGGCAAAACATCCCTTTTGAAATGGTACAATCTTATCAGATTATTTGCAATGATTTAAGTGGAACTGTTGACAGCTGGACCTGATGGCGGTATTCTGGCGGTGCAATCCACATCATCGCCTTGGATTGCCTTCATGGGTTCGGGTCCAATTTATGAGGTTGGACCCGCCTTTTTTTTTATCTGGCGCTTGCCATGACGTTGGCAACGGGGGAGCGGACATCAACGTCAACTGAACTTCAGTACGGGCAAGCGCCAGAAGGAATCGTTTAAACTCCCCGGCAGGATGAACAGATATACAACCCCCGGTGGTTTCTCTTGATGCACTTTGCACAACCCTTCATGCGGCAAATAGTGCAAGTGAAAATCTTTGTATGGAAGCCATCACAAAGCGGACAGATTTTATAAGTCAATCCATTGGGCGCCTTGTCACCGGCTTTTACTTTCTCAACCATTTTTTTTCGTCTTTGGATCCGGCGATACTCCAAGGAAACATCCCCGGATGTTCTTGACGCCAGAGAATATGTTGCTCCAAAGCGGATCCACATATCACTTTTAATGACCCCAAGATTTGAAATTTCTTTCAGTCCCAGGTTCTTCAGTTCATCCAACAACGCCTGTTCCATTGCTTGCCTCTTTTGTTTGGTGTGTTGTGTTGGTTGTTACCGGGTCGTCAGAAAAACGATAACAGCAACAATTGCTGAAAAGATCATCCCTTCTGATCTTCCCCGCCAAAGATTGAATTGAGCGGTCTTGTGAATGATGATGCTCAACTCTTCCCGCCTGACTCCAAATTCATTCATGATTAAAACTCCGTTGGCAATTCTGTTTGCCGGAAAATGGTGATGATGTTGAACTGTTTGTCAACAGTGCATTCATCGGTACGGTGAAATTCAATGATCAACATCTGGATCTTGATTGGGTCTGACTCCTGAAACATCTGATCATCAACCCGCTTGAGCCGGTGAATTCTGACTGTTTTAATTCCTTTTACCACTGACAAGAATTGATAAGTGTTTCCTTCAATCCCTTCAAGCAATGCCAGTTCTTTCATAGGGCTTGCTCCAATCAAGTGTTTTTGGTTCACGTTGTTCAGCACTTGTTCATTATCAACAGAACAATCAACAGTGCAATGACAATTGGAAGCGCTTGAATCAAAGCCAAGGCGGCACCGGTCGCAAGCAAGACGATACCGCCAACGATAAAAAGGATAAAGTCACCAATGGCGCTTGCAAACCATTTCCAGATGGCGTTGAGAATAGCAAGGATCGTTTTCATTTCGTCACCGCCTTTTTAGGTTTAAGCAAAATAGAAATGACGATCAACAGCGGAACGGAAATTGGAAGCATGATCTTTGGGACAAACAAAGAAACAGCAACAATGACAATTGCTGAAACCAAAAAATGAAGAACAACTCTTGCTGAAGACCCGTTTGGGATGATCATGAAAGCAACAAACAGGATCCAGATGATTGAAAATAATTCCATGATTTTACACTCCTACTTCAACGGTCATTTGAGCAAATATTTTTGCTTGTTCAATCGTTTCAAATTCAAACTGGGATTGATGGTCAACGCCATCAACCCGATAATAAATCCAACTGATTGACATTGAAACAGCGGCGCCGCTGGCGGCAAGAGTAAAGATGACCGTTGCGGATTCCCCAAAGTTCACGATTGCCCGCTGACGGATGATGACTGAACTTTCCTTGCCGATGTTTTCCCAAGTTAATTTCTTCATTTGTCTGACTCCTGTTTGGTGTTTGGTGTTTGGTGTTGGTTCGTTCCTGATCACATAAGAATAATAACAGGTCTTATTGCATGATGCGAGGAATAAATAAAGTTTTTTTATTTTAATCTTGGGCGTCCCGGCAAGACTGCATTGTCAGCATAAAATTGATAATCGTCGGGATGCTTGAGGATGGCGGTCATTGCAACCAATGCCGGACCGGTGACGGTGGTGATTCCCTTCCGCCAGCGCCAAACAGTTGATGAAGTAACACCGATGGTTAAAGCCAAGGCATCAGTTCCGCCTTGTTGCTTGATTGCTTTTTCCGTTATCTTCTGGCTTTTGGTTTTCATGTTGGTTCCTTCTGGCGGCGGGAAATGAATCCCGCCGCCGTTGGTTGATTGTTGTTAGAAAATCCCGTCATCATCAAAGTTGTCATCATCAGATGGTTCAGAATCAAAGCCGCCTTCAGCGGCAAAGGCATCAAATTCATCACTTGCCTTGACGCCGCCGCCACCCAAGGGATCGCCGTCCCGGGTCTTCTGGACATTGACAAGACCAAAGCTGACGCCTTGTTTCTTCCCGTATGTCCAAGCGTATGGCGACAAGCTGACCCGGCAAAACATCCCGCTGTAAATTTCTTGCGGGTCGATGATGTCCTGACGGTCAGCATCAACAATGTCGGGTTTCCCAAAATCCTCTTTCCGGGTTGCGTTGAAAAGAATGCAACCTTCAAATTCTGGATTGTCAGTGTTATCCCCATTGGTGAATGGAAGCGCCAGCTTTGCCGGAACCTTTCCCCATCGTTCCTTGGCAATGGTGACAGCAACAGTCTTCAGCTTTTTGACAAAAGCAACATGATCATCATTGGACCGTTCAAGCACAACCTTGCAACTGTACTTTTTTTCGTCACCTTCAGTAATTGCGTGAGGCTTGATGAAATGGGCATAACTGACCCTGAATTCAGGTGTGATAATGTTGTTCATTTTTTTGAACCTTTCACTTTTTCGTCTTTTCACTTGCTTGCATCTGAAAGAATTAACAGACGCAATTAAAGCAGGTCATCACCAAAATCAAGCCGGGCGCTTGAAACAATTTCTTTTCCCCGGGTTTCAATTGTAACCAACTTTAATTCTCCGGTTGGGCGTTCCCAATGCCCATCCAAAATACTTTTATCTTTAACCAAGGATTCAGCTTGGTTTGGTGTGATCAATGAGCGCTTGAAAGCCTTGTCACCGATTTCACGTTTAAGGATTTTCTCAGCGTCTTTCTTGTCCGCCCATCGTTTGTGTTTGGATGATCTGATCAGCTTGAACCCGGGGATGGACAGTTCACCATTGAAGACCCGTTGAGCCAACAGCGGCAACGCCAAAGAAACAGCCTCTTCAATGGCGGCAAACCCGGACAGCAACGTCAGTGCATCTTCACTTGTCATGCTGGCAATGGTCATTTCCGCTGTTGGGTCATCGGGAACGATGTCAGCAAATTCAGACTTTGCAACGTCAAGAGACATCTTCCCAAAATCAGGACAATCAGCCTTTGCCTTGCACCATTTGCAATGTTTCCCGGGAACTGCTTCAGGGTTGGACTTTGCTTTTGTGACGGCATTAAAGATCCGGTCAAGGTGATTCTTGATTTCTCTTGATGTTGTTGACCAAACATGAGGCTTCATATCCTGAAAGATAACCAAATGGAACTTTGATGCTTTGTCGTGATATCCGGCGGCGTATGTCATCAATTGTTTGTTGAACTCTGGCGATACCGGGAAACGTCCCGTCTTCAGATCAATGATCCAAAATTCATCCAATGTCCTGATGACAAAATCAACGGTCCCGAATACTTCATCATCCAAGATAACTGATCGCTGTTCAATCCCAAAGGATCCATGCCCGGATGAAATCACTGAACCAAACGTGTTGATGATCCAGCGGACATAACTCAATGAATTGTTTTCGGCTTCTGTCCAATTCATCAGGGCGGTTGCTTCCGGTCCGCTGATATCGCCGGTGCCGTATTTCTGGACATCCATAAAGGCCTCTTTGAAAACCCTCTTGAGCTTTGCCTCTGATGTCTTGTGAACAGCGCTTTTGATTGCCAACAGGGAATGCAACATCAGTTCAGCAACGGCATGGTAACAAGTCCCAGTGTCAGCGGCATCGGAACTTGTTCTTGAATAGCCCGCTTCCCTTATTGGTGCGGCGGTGCAAGCAAGCCAGCGGTTTGCGGCGCTTGGGGAAAACTTTGCGTGGATTTCTGGCATGGTCTTAACTCCTGTCTGTTGGTTAATAGTTCAGTGAACTTGCATGATAAAATAATTTTACCATTCAATCAAGAACTTTTTCTGCAATCTTCATCTTTGCTAAAACAGTCATCAGCATATTTTGTTCAATGGATCCTTCCGTCACCATATATTGAACCGTTACATTGTCCCGCTGTCCGATCCTATGAGCCCGGTCTTCCGCTTGACTAAGTTCAGCCGGGGTCCAAGTTGATTGGGCAAAAAAGACAACTGACGCCGCTGTCAGCGTTATTCCCGTCCCGGCGGCGGCAATGTTCCCAAGGAATATCCTGTTCCGTCCTGACTGGAATTCCCTGACGGCATCTTCCCGATCAGCATCTTTAGTTGATCCATCAATCCGGCTGACGCCATAATTAAGATTTGCCTGCTGGATCTGATCCATGATGATTCTATTCCAAGCAAATACAATGATCTTTGTTTCTGACTTCAGGATCGTTTCTATATGATCGTTGATTGACTTCAATTTCCAACTTGCCGTTTCCCTGATCGCCGTTGCTATTGGTCCCGGTGGGATCCGCCCGCCTTTCAGGGTGTTGAAATCAAATAAACCAACTTTCTTTTCTTCATCGGAAAGCCGGTGGTTTACAGTGATGACTTGCCGGGTTTTTGCTGGAAGGTCATCCAGAACATCAGCCTTCAGGCGCCGCAACAACAGCTGTCTTGATATGTCAGCAAGTTCATCAAGATTTGAAGCGCCTGAATCGTCCCAAACTCTGACATATCCCCGGCCATAAACCGGCTTTGTGACATATCCGCCATTGCAAAACTTGACAGCAAATTCATGATATGAATGTTTCCAAGCGCCAACCATTGTCAAAAGCGGATATATCGACCTTGGGCGGCTCCACATGGGCGTTCCGGTCAGCAACCATAGGTTGATGCCTTTACTGCTGGACCAAACGGTCTTGGTCCTTGTGGATAATCTTGACTGGCAATAATGGGCTTCATCAACAATCATGGTCTTGGGTCTTGGCATCTTGACCTTGCCAAGCAATGCAAAGCTGATGACGGTGATTGCTGAACCGTTGTACTCTTGACGCCCATTGGTTATAACCTGAACGGATGCCCGGGTCCGCCAGATTGCCGCCTCTTGTTTCCATACGTTCCTGACTGATGCCGGGCAAACGACAACAACAGGGAAGTGATCAGCCGTCAGCGCCCGCAATGCTTGAGGCGTTTTCCCAAGTCCCATCTGATCACCTAAAATGCACCGGTGGTGTTGTCTCAGAAATCGGGCGCCTTCAACTTGAAATGGATAAAGGTCAGGCATGATTCATCCTTCTGTTTGGTTGGTGACGGTGATCTTGCCGCCATTTGCCATGAAACGATTGTAAGCGGCTTTGACTTCCGCTGACGTATGCTTGTAATCACAAGCCTGAACAGCGTGGTTAATCCCGTCAATGCTGATATAATAAGCGGCGCCCAATGTCCGGGCTTCAGTGATATGAGTTGATCCACAAACATGACAGATGCAATTGAATTTCATGGTCCGTTCTCCTGTTTGGTTTGGGACCGGTTTCCCGGTCCCGGGTTGGTGGTCAGTCAAAGTCATAGTTGGTTACAATCAGGACATCATCGTCATCATAATCAATGGCGACAAGTTGACCGCCAGCTTCCCTTATCAAGATAGCGGCGTTGGTTTTTGAAACTCTGATGGAAAATCCATCTGACGTTCCGTTGACGCTGACAAAGACTTCATTTGCTGACTTGATCATGCTGATTGATTCTTTGATGATGGTGTTGTTGTTCATGGTTCATGTTCCTGTTTGGTGTTGGGACCGGTTTCCCGGTCCCGGGTTCAGAACTTATTTGATTCCCATTTTATCAAGCTGATCCCAAAGTTCATCGGAAAAGAACCCGTCTTCATTCCGGGCGCTTCCCCCGTTTTCTTCAACGATGACAGCGGCCTCTTCAATGTCAGCAATCCGGCTGACGTTGCCAAAGCATTTGGAACAAAAAACATTTTCTTTATTCCTCAAAAGTTCAATGGTCATCCATGACATTTCAGAAACCCCAAAGCATCCACAATTTGTTGTGTTTCCGCATCCGCTGTGAATCTTGGTTCCGGTCGATGTTCTGACATAATTGAATAACATTGTTTTTTCCTTCTGTTTGGTGTTAGTCCGTTCCCGATCACCTAAGAATAATAACAGGTCTTATTGCATAGTGCAAGGAATAAATGAAGTTTTTTCAAAAAAAAATGGGACCGGCTTCCCGGTCCCGGGTTGATGATTCAGACAAGTTCAAGGTTTCCGCCGTCATCCCGCATATAACCAAGAACATCAGAAAGCATGATGGATTTAGCATAATCAACTGAACCCGCTTCATCGGCAAGGCGGAAAAGGATTTTACCGTCTTGTCCCAGATAAGACAAGATGAAGTTGACGGATCCGTCAGCATGATACTTGATCAAGGCGATCACGAAAATGCTTTCATTTTCTTGACGATCAAAGAAATGAGCTGAAGCGCTATAGGTGCAAGATCCGGCTTTTGTTGAGCTTCCGTTTTTCTTGAAATTGAAAATCTTCATTGTCTTTTCCTTCTGTTTGGTGTTGGTCCGTTCCTGATCACCTAAGAATAATAACAGGGTTTATTGCATAGTGCAAGGAATAAAGTATCTTTTCTTTATTTTTTTTTGTGCTACAATTGAACCAACAGAAGGGACCAAACAGATGGCATATCCGGAGAAACCGTTGACGGTGAAACTTTGTGCAAGATGCAAAAAGGAATTCCATGTTTCAAACTTCAGGCGGTGCCGCTATACGAAATCAAGGCGGTCATCCGTTTGCAATGAATGCACTGAAAAATGGAAGAAAACTTTCAGAAAAAATCTGGCGGCAAGAATGGCTGTTTAAATTTCTCTGGGAAAAAGGATCAGCTGGTGCTATGATGATTTTTCGTTTCTGCTGTCCCTTTGGTAATCAGCACAAATAAAAAAAATACCCGCTCAACCAAGATTGAGCGGGCATCACCAAACAGACAACGGACCAGCAAGAGCCCATGACTGAAAGGCAATTCTACAATGAACAAACAAATCTGTCAACAAGAGAATATCCCCCCGTTCCTACAAGGCTTCAAAAGATGGATGATCATTTCTGATCGGACATTGGATAAAAAAACAGGGGAAGTCAAATCAACGCCCGGAGACAAGGCGCCAAAGTCTCTGAAGAATCCAACAATCAATGCTTCATTTATCAAGGGTCCATTTCATAGTTTCTCAGATGCACTTGAGGCGGTCAAGTCCGGGTCAGCGTCAGGGCTTGGTTTATGTCATTCAGATGGCAATTCAATTTGTACGATTGATCTTGACCGGTGCTATTCAAAGGGGAAGCTGACTGAATATGCTCAAAAGATCGTTGACCTTGTTGATTCATATACTGAATTTGGGAAGTCAAAAACCGGGTTGCACTTGGTCTTTTTAAGACCCGGCTTCAATGGGCGGAAACTTCAGGCAAATGGGAAGCAAAAGAAAGCCGGTAAAGAATTTGAATTGTTCACCGCCAACGGCTTTGTCATTCTAACTGGTGACGTTTTCGGGGAAAACAAGCCGGTCAGGACTCTTGATTCTGATGAAATGAAACGCCTGATGTCCCTGCTGAAAGACAAACAGCCAGATATTGAGCAACAGCAAGAGGAAAGCCCGGAAGCTGACAGCGCCGTTGACAGCGCCGTTGACAGCGCCGGATGGGATGGCTTTGAGGAATATTGTAACAATAACCAAAAACAATGGGAAGTGATCACCGGTCACTGGACTGACAGCGAAAAACTGATCCTTTGGTATTTCTCAGAAATCAATCAGGGGAATCGGGACAATATCATATATCGGGCGCTTGTATGGTGGTGGGAAGAACATCCAACGGCAACCAAAGAATATTGCTTGCGGTTCACTGAAAAACTTTGGGGGAACGTTAAACAGGTTCCCGGGGACATCTTCACGTTGGATGAAGCACTTGCAAAGGTTGATAACGCAAAAAAGAAAGCGGACCTTGGCAAAAAGGCAAGGCTTGAAAAAATGATCATGACAGCCGGGCGGGTGAAGCGCCTTGAAACAACTGACGCTGATGAAGTGATTCATGTTGTCGTTTCTCAGGATATCGCCGGGATGGCGGAAAACCTTATCATAAAGGTTGGGCATTGGTTATTCAATAAAGGCGGCGTCACCGTTGCAGTGACGGGAAGGAAACAAGGATCCAGAAGATTGGAGCAAGTTTCAAAATCTCAACTTGAAGCCCGCTTGACAAATGAAATCAGATTCATCAAGATGACGGCAACCAAGCCGCCGCAAACGGTTGCTTGCCCGCCAAAGCTGGCGGAATATCTTGTTGGAATTCCTGACATCCTGAAGCCGGTGGAACGGATATCGCACCGCCCGGCATTCAACAGCAAATGGGAACTGATCAATTCAAGCGGATTGCAGGGAAAAACTTTCTTTGACCTTCCGGATGAACTTGAAGGTTTATCTGTTCCAACCAAGCCAAATGAAAACCAAGTCAACGCCGCCTATAATTTCTTGGTTGAAGACCATTTCATTCACCAATTCCCATTCAGCGATCAATCAAGCAAACTGACAGCTTTGTCTTGTCTGCTGACTTTCTTTGTACGGGATGCCATTAATGGCCAAATCCCGGCTTATCTGTTTCAAGCGCCAACTCCGGGCGCCGGAAAAACATTGCTGGCAAGCTCAATCATCCAAGCTGGTGAAGGTTCACCGGCTGTTCAGACGATGCCAGCAACAGGGGAAGAACAGAACAGGGCCATAATAAGCTCATTGCTGACGGGGCAAATGGCGCTATTTCTGGACAATCTGAACCGGTCTTTCAAATCAGGGAATTTTGCCGCATTGATGACTTCAGAAACATTCTCAGGGAAGATCCTTTACCGGGCGGAACAATTCAAAACAAAGAACAATCTGATTCCCATCCTGACCGCCAACGGTTTGGAACTGAACAAAGACCTTGCCCGCCGGTCAGCATTCATCAGCCTTTCCCAAAAGGATCAGAATGAACGGCATGATGTCCTGTTATTGCCTTGGACAAGATCAAACCTTGCTGAAATCGTCAGGTCAGCGCTGACGCTGGTTGCGGCTTGGATATCGGTTGGTCAGCCAAGCATCAAACGGACGTTGCCGTCATTTGAATCATGGTCCTATATAATTGGCGGGATCATTGACACAATCCATCCCGCTGGCTGGAAACTGATGATGGATGGCCGGAAGATAAAAGCCGATATCGCTGACTCTGAATCAGAAATGATGGAAGAACTGTTCAACTTCATCGTTGACAAATTTGGAACCGGCAGGGCTTTCAACGCATCGTCGGTTCTGAAGTCAGCAAGGTACGATGCCCGGGAAGATGAATTGTTCCCAGAATACATAAAAACGCCGGTTGCTTTGGGGCGCCTTTTTCACCGGTATATTGACGCAATTTTTGGCGGAATGAAGCTGGAAAAAATGCAAACCCGTGGTATGTATAAGATACTGATTATTGATTAATTATGTAAAAAAAAGGTCTGGTTTTTTATCGGACCTTTTGCAATTCACCCAATTAAACACCAAACAAGTCTTTTTTAAAAACAAGAATGCAGGAGCAAAAAAAAAATGAAAAAAATGAAAAAAATGAAAAAAATGCCAGTTGATGTTAAGACATCAAAAATAAATCAGACCCGAAAACATACCATTGTTTCAAAGTCTGAAAAAGGTCAGATTCATAAAATGATTAATAATAAGTATTTACGCCGATTTTCAGGAAGATCAGACCTTTTTTCTAATAATAATAATAATAATAATTATATATATAGGGATAGTGTGAAGTACAGTAAACGCTGTGAGCAAAAAAAACTCTAGAAAGTTTCAGGACAAAAGGTCTGATGTTCTAAAGCATCAAGAAATGTTGGTTATAAAATGATTGAATTCTGCACTAAATTAACCTTCCCGCCAACGGTCAATCACCTGTATGGTTCAAAGGGGAAAAACCGTTTCATAAAAACTTCTGGAAAAAATTGGTTTGAAGCCGCAACCATGACAATCAGGACAACCCCCGGGTTCCAGATGTCCAAGTTTTCTGGAAGGATCCGCCTGACACTTTGGTTGGTCCCGCCAACAAGACTGAAATATGACGCTGATAATAGGATCAAAGCGGTTCAAGATGCACTTCAGAAGTCGGGGCTCATTGATGATGATGCACAAATATATCAAATCCAAGTCCACAAATTTGACCGGCAACAGGAAAAACAAGCCGCAAGCGGATGCTGGTTGGCTGTCAGGAGCCTTGAGGATGATATCGGTATACTGGCGCCGGACTGGATGAAATCGTCCTGACGGTGAAACAGGGCGTTGCTTGTTGTCATCTTGTTGCATTTTTTCCCCGGATATGGTATGGTCTGTTGCAAAGGGGTTTGTATGTCAAAGAAACAAACAAAGTTAGTCAATGGGAAGCCAAAACCTTTGGTTGACTTCAATGGATATCGTGTCACAAAGAAAAGGCAATCCTTTGTGCTGAACTTGCTGGCTGGAATGGATGCTGAAGGCGCCGCTGTCCGGGCGGGATATTCAGCCCATTCAGCCAGAATCACCGCTTGGCGGATCATGAGGGATCCAGAAATCATTGCCATCGTCAAGAGGTCATGCAAATCAAGCGGGATGTTGTTACCTGAACCGATGTTCCCAGATACATATCAAGAGGAAACGATTAAGGCTATAAGGAAAAAAATGGAAGGGATCTGGGATGATGGCGTCATCCAGATCAAGTTGACAACCAAATATGTCATTGATTCCCTGATTGAAAATGCTGAATTTGCAAAGACGGTTGGACATTTCTCAGCGTCAAATGCCGCCTTGAAGCTGTTGGGAAATCACCTTGGGATGTTCACCGACCGGTCAGAAATCTTGATGAAGTCAGAAATGAAAGATGCACTTGATAAGATCATCACGATTATTGATGGTGAAGTTGAAGACCCAAGAACAAGGCAACGCATAATCCAGCGCTTGATTGACGCTGGAAAAGAACAGGACAGGTCCGTTGATGTTCCCGCTTGATTATGTTGTTGCCGGTCTTCAGACTTCAACAGTGTTGGTTTCACCGGCGGACCGGGCAAAGGCAAAGAAGGATTTCAAGTTCTTTGCTGAACTTTGCTTTGAAGATGATGCCGGGAATGCCATCATCCAACAGCCGCATCATGATGACCTTCAGAATGTCTTCAGCACAAAGCGCCGGGCGGTCATCCTTTATCCCGTTGGTTTTGGGAAAACAACTCAGGTCCAAATGCGGATCATCTGGGAACTGGGATTGGATCCGTCAATAAGGATTGTTGTCATTGGTGCAAACAGTGATGCACCGCAAAAGGTTGCTCAGGCGGTCGCCCGGGAAATAACTCAGAACAAGAAAGTTCAAGCTGTATTTCCTGATCTGAAACCGGCGCTTGGAACAATAAGGGTTGCTGTTGATACTTGGAAGGGATCAGCGCTCCGGGTTGCCGGCGCTCCATCAAGTCAGAAGGATCCATCATTGGCGTCATTTGGTATTGACGGGAAGATATCTGGATCCCGGGTTGATCTGTTGTTTGCTGACAACGTGATGAACTTTGAAAATACTTCAAGCCAATATCAACGCCGGAAGATCATTGATCGCTTTCTCAAAGAGGCAATGGGGCGCCTGATCCCAGTGACCGGGCGGGCTTATGTCACCGATACTGCTTGGACAAAGGATGACCTTCCGCATCACCTGATGAAGAAAGATAATTGGTTCTCAGTTGTTTATGATGCAACAAAGAACCCCCATGGTGATGGCGTCTTATGGCCAGATCGTTTCCCGCCGGAAGAACTTCAGGTCATCAAGAATGATATCGGGACGATCCCATTTGATCTGACATATCGGAACATCCCGCTGTCAGATTCAATGGGGATCTTTGATGCTGGATTGATTGACCGTCAGATTGGGCGGGTCCGCTGGCATGACAGATATTCAGGCGGCGGGATCATTTGCACCGGGATTGATCTTGCAACAGGTGAAGACGCCTCAAAGGATGAAACGGTTTTTGTGACTGTTCTTTATGAGGCGCCAATAATCAAGGTCTTGAATGTCAGGGCCGTCCGGGCGGTTGCTGGTGACATATTGAAACACATGATTGACATTCATGGAAAGTTCCACATGAGAGCCGGATTTGCCCGGTTCTTGGTTGAAGATAACGCCCAACAGGTTTATATTGAACAGATGGCAAAGAATGCCGCTATATTGAAAGCGCTTGGCGCTAACTCCAAGCAGATAGCAAGGTTCAATATCAAGGGACGGACAACAACCAAGAACAAGAGGGATCCAATTTTGGGGATTCAAGCGCTTGCCGCTGACATCGAAATGGAACGGCTGGAATTGCCAGAACATCCAGAAATAATTAGTTTACGGCAGGAAATGCTTGAATGGATCGTTGACCCGGGGCATCATACAGGTGACAGGTTGATGGCGTTGTGGATCGCTAAAGCTGGTGTTGTTAAGCCAAAACCAAAGGTTTCTGTTGTATAAGGGGAATTGATGAAACTATGGAAAACAATCACCGGATCCATCAGGAAAAACTTTTCTGGTGGTGGTACGCCGTCAGCGTTCCCTGTTGAATATCAAACCCGGGGATCCGGAATCAAGACGGCTTATGAGAAATCAGCCGTTGCATATTCTTGTATCAGGCGGATCAGTCAGGATATTTCAGGCGTCCCGTTGTTATTCTTGCGGGACAAAAACGATCCTGATTCAGCCGTTGCTGAAAATCATCCAACGAAAATGCTGATTAAAAACCCGGCTCCAAACATCACAACTGAACAGATGTTTCAATATATGTTGCTTTGGTTGGAAACCCGTGGTGAATTCTTTCTTCTGTTTGACAATCCGGACAAGCCAACAACCATTATCCCTACTGTTGACCCGCTGATGTTCAGGACTCTTGCTGGACCAAAGCAACAATTGAAAGGGTTCAAGCTACAATTTGGCCAATGGACAGATTCATTTTTGCCGGGTGATGTCATCCATCACCGCTTCATCAGCACAACCAATCCGTTTCGGGGGATGTCGCCGCTCCAATCAGCCGCCCATGCCTTGAACATCCAGATATCAGGTGACAAGCTGGCAAGTGATATCATTGACCGTGGTGGTGAAACCGGGCTCATATATGAAACTGATGATGAATTGCTTGAAGAACAGCAAGAGGAATTGTTGACAAAGCTCCGGGGGCGCCGGGATGCCAAAGGTCAGATCCCAAAGGATCTGTTGTTATCAGGCGGCTTGAAGATAACGGACCCGAAGTTCACCGCCTTTGACTACAAGATTTTTGAACAGATGCCAGAATCAAAGCAAAAGATTACCATGGTTTATGGTATGTCGCCTTCATTGATTGGTGAAGATGATGAACCAAACTATTCAACCTTTGAGGGGCGGCTCAAAATATACTGGCATCAAACGCTGATGCCAACGGTCCGTGGAATTGAATCAGCACTTGATCAGCGGTTTGCTGTTGGCCCTGATCCGGTCTTCATCCGGCTTGATCGTTCTCAGATCCAAGGGATTCAGGCGGACAAAAAACAGTTGGCTGAAACATCTGAAATCATGCACCGGTCAGGCTTGCCTTGGACTGTCATTGATGCCGTCTTAAACTTGAACCTTCCGCTTGACGATATCCCGGCGGCTGATCAGGTCATGGTTCCGGCAAACCTTGCACCGCTTGAACAGCTTGTCAGTGATTGGGAATATTTGCCGCCAGCAACAGCCGTCAACCTTTCAGCGGTGCCGACGAAAAGCACTGGCAAGTTGACCAACGTTGAACTAAGAAAGCGGGCAACGGATCAGGCGGTCATAACCCAACGCAACAGATTGCTTGGAGCAACGGAAAGAAATGTAAGCCGGTCTTGGCGGACATTGAATTTCAAATACAGGAAACAAGTGTTGGCGGCTTGGGATAAAGCGGCAAAGGATGAAGACCATTTGCCATCAATGGTTTCAAAGTTTGAAACAGCCATTGAGCCAATACTTGTTGATAAGATGGCTGATGATGCTGTATCTGACATCCAGCCTCAACAAATCAAAGCCGGTGAAATCGGTGAATCAAGCATTGAGACATTGACCAATGAACGGGCAATGTTCGGTTGGATGAATACCAAGGTTGGTCAGTTGAGCCCAAAGACCTTGGAAGAAATCATGAAGCGGGAAAACCTTATTGTCAATCTGACTGATGAAGGGTTGTTTCAATTGATTATGAAGGCGATCAAACAGTTGTTGCTTGATACTGGTGAAGTTCATGAAATTGAAGAGGTCGCTCAATTTGTGCTTGATGCTCAGAATCGGATCAAGCATGAGTTCAACAATTCAGCAAACCGGGCCCAGACAATAGCAAGAACTGAAGTTGGAACAGCATTCAATGTTGGGCGCTTCAACGAAATGAAGAACCAAGGTTGGACAAGGCATGAATGGTTTGCCAATGATGGCGATCCAGATACAAGGGAAACGCATCAGGAAACGCATGGTCAGGTTGTTGATGTTGGTTCAATCTTTGAACCTGTTGGCTTGGCTTATCCGCAAGATCCGTCAGGTCCGCCGGAAGAGGTTATCAACTGTCGGTGCTTGACAATTCCTGTAATAACAGAAGAGGATTGAATCATGCTGATTGATTTAAAGAATGGAAACAAACTTGTTCACAAATTGGTTGGCGTGGCCATTGAGCCGGAAGAAATCCCGGGTCAGATCGTTGCAAGGATATCAACAACGGCTGATGACTCTGATGGTGATACGATCTTTCAGGGTCCAAACGACAAGGGCGCTGGTTGGCTTTTGGAACGGTACAACAAGCATCCGGTTATGTTGTGGATGCACGATCACATGAGGCCATCCATGGGCAAATCAGAGGCGTTCCTTGCACCGCATGATGGCGGGTCAGCGCTTCATGCCCGGTCATTCTTTGATCAGGAAGATGAATTTGCCCGCCAGATTGAAAGCAAGGTCCGGCGGGGTGTGTTGTCTGAAACATCTGTTGGTTTCATGGCAACAAAATACGGCTTCAAAAATGAAACGGATCCATGGGACGGGATCAATTTCTACGAACAAGAGTTGATTGAATATTCTTGGGTCAATCGTGGTGCAAATCCTGATACTGAATCTTTCATCAAATCGGCTTGCATTTCATGCCCGGAAGTTGGAAAGTTGATTCAGACTTTTGAATCAAAGGAGTTGATCGAAATGAAAAATGAATTCCTGTCCCGCATGGAAGCGGTTGACAGCCAGATCAAAATAATTCTGGAACAGATGGCCGGGCAGGTCAGGGACGCCCGGGTCCATCAGCCAGATGACGCCGGTGATGAATGGGGAAAGTTGGCCAATCTGGCTGAAGAAATCTCCAAAACCCAAAGCGCTTTCAGGGGAGTTTTTGACCATGAAACCAAGTGACATCCTTTTTCGTGAATATGGCGGCAAAGGTGCAACCCGTGTTTTGAACGATTTTGGAGCATGGTATAAGCAAATCTACCATGCAAAGAAAAACGGAAACATGGGCGCCTTTGAAAAGGCAACGGTGGCTGATGGTCCCAACGCCGGGTTCTTGATCCCTGATGGCGTTGTTGCTGAAACGTGCCGGGTCATGCACTTGTATGGGCGGATCCTGAAGCGGGCAAATCAAGTCACCGTCCCGCTTGGCGGGAAGGTCACTTTGAATGACGCCAAAGCAAGTGTTGAGGCTGGCGATCCCGCCGGTGATTGCACCGCTATTGTTTCGATTGTTCAGATGGTGCTGAATCCGGTGCCGGTTGTTTTGCGTCCGAAGTTCACCGGGGCAATTGTTGAAGTCAGCAATGAACTGTTGGCAAACTCTTCATTTGGTCAGCTTGTCTTTGATATGCTGGTTGATTCATTGGTTGGCAAAGAAGAACAGTTTATTCTTTCTTCCGTTGCAACATCGACCTTGCTCCATGACGGGATCTTTGCTGATGCAAATGTCAATACGGCAACGCCTGTTGATTTCTCTTCATCCGGTTCATTGCCAAATTTCGTTTATGAATCAATCGTCAACCATGACGGGTTGAGTGATGTCAGCCATGGGTTGATCATTGGTCCGCCTTGGATGACAACCAAGATGCTTGGTTCTTATGGAATGTCTTGCGGTCCGGACGGACCAAGGTTCCTTTGCTATGATGTCATCCAGCATCGGAATTCGGTGAAGAATGAAGTCGGGTTGCCGTGGTATGTCGCCATGGTGGATGACAGAAGTATTGTTTACGCAACAAGCGGTGACATCATTGTTGATATCAACATTTACTCTGGGCATAGCAAGAATTGTTCAGCGTTGAAAATAGGCCAAGGCTTTGACTTTGGTTTGTGCAACTCTGAAAAGATGACCAAGGCTGAAGTGCTTTAAACTGGATCCGGAAGGATATCAAAGCCGTGGCCGATAAACACAAAAAAAAGGAGCCCTAAACATGGGTGAAGAATTTGAAAAACTGGAAGAATCCCTTGTGAATATTTCAGAAGGGACAGCCAAAACATTGGAAACGGTCAATGGTTTGGCGGACAAGGTGACGGAAATTGACGGACAGGTGAAAACCCTTGAAGAACTCAAAGGTGAAGCTGACGCCAATTATGAAGCCATGAAGACAAAAATGGATGCCGTTGCTGAACTGATGGCAAGTCAGGATGAAAAGATCAGCGGCTTGCGTGGCTTGCTCAACCATGAGCATGGCAAATCTGGAACCGATGATTGGTTTAGCGTCTTTGGAAAATTCATGAAGGGGACCATGCTGTTGAAACGTGATGGTGTTGTTCCTGATGAATACGCCATCCCGGGATATGAATATGGCGTCAAGGCGGCAACGTCCCAGAATGATTCAAACGCCGGTTACTTGATTCCTGATATTCTTTATCCGGAGCTGTACGCCGCTGAAACGATCTTTGGGAACTTGCTTCCCGAAATCCGTCAGATCACCATGACGCCCGGTGCGACAATCAAGGTGAATGAACAAGCAACAAAGGCTTCTGCAAGCTGGCGTTGTGCTGAATGCACTGAAATTCCTGAATCTGCAATCCTGCTGAATCAGTTGAAACTTGAACTTTGCTTGCTTGGCGCCGTTGTGCCGGTCAGTCAAGAATTGTTCAATTATCCCGGTGTTGAATTTGGCGCCATCGTTGGCGAAAATGTTGTTGAATCCATCGTTGAGCAAAAGGAAATGTCCATCTTGCATGGTGACAGTTCCGTTGGTGGTGCCGCCGCACCGCCTTCTGACGGGATGTTGGTTGACTCTGGCGTCAGTGAAATTGCCGCCGGTCTTCCCGTGGGTGCAACCCTTTCTGATTATATCGCCTTCATCAGCGCTTGCGTTGAGGTACCCGGCGTTGTATCGGAACGGAATGTTGTTCATCAC